CTGGGATGAACGTTGGAGAGTATTTGGTGATGTTGAAGTCAGACGTTAAGCCTACTTTGAGCACTAAACCGTTGACGGCTAGAACAGAGCCGCAGGTTATTGTGTATCATGAAAAGGTGTTGTCTTCTTTGTATAGTGCGTTGTTTCGGGTTCTGGTTAATAGGTTTCTTTCTTTATTGAAGCCTAGTTTCCATGTTAATTTGAACAAAGATTTGTCGGACATAAGGTCCTTTGTGTCTGCTATACATCCGTATGGGCATGGTATGAAGTACGTTGAGAATGATTTTTCTAAGTACGATAAGTCTCAGGGAGCGTTCGCCTTTAAGTTAGAGGAATATATATTCCGTAAGTTGGGTATTAACGAGGAGATGTTGGGTAAGTGGATGAAAGGTCATGTTGATTGTTCTTTAAGGTCGGTATCTACTGGTTTGTCTTTACATGTTATGTATCAGCGCAAGTCCGGAGATGCTACTACTGCTTTCGGTAATGTTATTTTGAATATTGTCAGTGTTACTTATGCGTATGCGTCCAGTGTTATTGTTTGGGCTGTGTTTATGGGAGATGATTCGTTGATGTGTGTGTCTTCAGTTGGTGTTAAGGATGCGTCTGTGCAAGTGTTGGCTGAGGTGTTTAATTTGTCTGCAAAAAGTTATGTCACTGATGGACCGTATTTTGCGTCGACATTCTTTATGATTGACGATGTCAATCAGAATGTTGCGCTCGTACCTGATCCTATAAAGCGTATCGAGAAATTGTCTATGCACGTTTCTGCACTTGATCCTCAGTGGGAGGACAGGTATCGTAGTTTTTCGGAAACTATGCAGCCGTATAGGCGACGTATCAATACGGCAGGATTAGCTAGGGCAGTAGCTGAGAGATACATGGTGTCTCGCGAGCAGGCCGCGCGTTTGCCTTCGGCATTGGCTACGATTTCGGAATCGTTCCGTAATTTTCGCTCGTGTTGGGAGGAGAAGTCGCAAATTAGCAATTATTAAATTGTTAGTCGAAGAAGGTTTTCCTGCATGGGCAGTTCCTTCAATAATAATACCTTTGGTTTTCCGATCAAAGTTTCATTGCATTCCTGTTTTCCTTA